GATTTCGTAGGGGGGCGTTAGCCCCCTTTACCCATTACAGGAGAGGAAGATGGCAATGCAAACAGATGTCTTAGCTAGTAAGGTCGCCGTTGCTGCTGGTGACCTGCTGGATCAAAATAGCCTTGTTATTGGGCGTTCTCGCGTCAAGGCTATCTATATTGTTCCTGACGAAGGTGCCGGTACGGTTACGTTTCGTGATGGTGGCGCTAGTGGCCCAGTCAAGATCGTCGTAAATACGCTGGCTTCTTCGACCAGCCCCGACTATGTTCTTATGCCGGGCGAAGGTCTGCTTTTCCAGACCAGCATTTATATCGTCCCGTCAGCCGTAGTCTCGACGATGGTGATCTATGGCTAAGTCTCCGGCTTGGCAGCGTAAAGAAGGGAAGAATCCAAAAGGCGGTTTAAATGCTAAGGGACGGGCGTCGTACAACGCAGCTAATCCCGGCAAACCGGGTCTGAAAAGACCGCAACCTGAAGGTGGTGCCCGACGAGATTCCTTCTGTGCTCGCATGAAGGGCATGAAGAAAAAGCTGACTAGCGCGAAGACAGCCAATGATCCCAACAGTCGTATCAACAAGTCCCTACGAGCATGGAACTGCTGATATGGAAATGCTGGTCTGGAACATGGTTCTTACGGGAATCGTGGCCGTGCTTGGTTTTGTTGTGAAAGAGAAGTTTGCCGAACTTCAACGGTTGGGGATTCTTCTCAACAAAACCCGAGAGGAAGTGGCTCGTGATCATGTAACCCGTGCCGAAGTACGGGCTGATGCACAAGTACTTCTTGACCGGCTTGATCGACTGGAACAAAAGATTGACAGATTGGTGAGTCACAATGCCAAGCAAGTCGGGTAAACAACATCGTCTAATGGCGCTAGTGGCTAATGACCCGAAAGCCGCAAAGCGTTTGGGTATCCCGTCGAAAGTCGGGAAAGAGTTCATGAAGGCCGACAAAGGCCGTAAATTTAAAGGTAAATCCAAATGAAGAAGTATGCGATGGGCGGACGTATGATGCGTCCTGAACGTGAGCCGATGGCTGAGCGTATTAGTTCTCGCCGTATGCCGGGGTTGAAGCCAATTCCGGAAGAGCCGATGTACAAGAAAGGCGGCAAGATCGCTGATAAGGCTGGTCGCGCCATGAAGAAGCGTACCCCTGACAAGATGGGTCGTGCGATGGTCAAGAAGTACAACGAAGGCGGTTCTGTCTTCCGTAAAGCCGCTGATGGCATCGCCAGCAAGGGCAAGACCAAAGGCAAGATGGTGAAAATGGCTTACGGCGGTAAGTGCTAATGGACGACAAAAAGAAGCCCAAGATGCCACCTCCGTCGCCTTCGGACGATTTGGTGCCGCCGTCAATGTTGCCGGATAAGTCCGTGATTCCTCCGGGCAAAGGTTATGGCGACGATGTGAAGAAGAAGCCTCCGGTCAAAAAAGCTGGCGGCGGAAAGATTCACTCGTCTGCTTCCAAGCGTGCTGATGGTTGCGCCGTTCGCGGTAAGACTCGCGGGAAGATGGTCTAATGATGGCTTCGCGTGGCATGGGCGTCATTGCCCCCAACAAAGTTCCTCGTGCTAAACGGCGTGGGGATAACGAGATTGTTGAGGGTACTGGTCGTCCCATTCGCCACGCCAAGGGCGGTAAGGTCAAGAGCAAGGTCAACGCAGCCGGTAACTACACCAAGCCCGGTATGCGTGAGAGCTTGTTTAAATCCATCAAGTCTCGGGCGGTCCAAGGCACCAAGGCAGGTCAGTGGTCAGCGCGGAAGGCACAGCTACTGGCTAAAGAGTACAAACGGCGTGGCGGGGGGTACCGCGATTGAAAGCGCCGCAGCAATCCTTGAAGGCATGGACTGCCCAGAAATGGAGGACTAAGAGTGGTAAACGATCTTCTGATACGGGTGAAAGATATCTACCAGAGGCTGCGATTAAAGCTCTCAGCCCTGCTGAGTACGCCCGAACCACTGCCGCCAAGCGAAAAGGCAAAGCCCAAGGCAAACAGTTCGTCGCCCAGCCCAAAGGCATCTCGCAGAAAACCCGTGCGTATCGCCAAAAAGGTAAGTAAGCGTGGCTGAGACAACCGACATCGAGATGTTCAAGGCACAGGTTCAGGCCGAGTTAAATCGGCTTGAGGCCAAGTCGTCTGCTAAAGAAGTCGCTGGCAAAGCCATCGGCAAGGACGGCCTGAAGTACATCACGATCATTGTTGTTATCGGCGTGGCATCCAGTTTGGTGCTGGATTCTGAGAAGATTGCTGCTGTGATGGGATTGCTCGGTGCTTCACTTACCGCCTTGATCTCTATGCTGAACGGTATTGCCGGTGCAAGTGAGAAGGAAGAGAAGCCTGAGTTTGCGGTCATCAAGGAACTTATCGCTAAACTCGATAAACTGGATCGGAAAGAAATGCCGATGCGAGTCGATGTGGAGGGCGATCATGTCACCGTCACCAAGGGTGACGACGTAGTGACAGCGAGGAAGTAATGGTAGACAAGACTACAGCTACGACAGACTTCAACCTCGACCTCAATACTATTATTGAAGAGGCTTACGAGCGTTGTGGGGCTGAACTGCGTACGGGTTATGACTTCCGTACGTCGAAGCGTAGTCTTGCCCTGCTCCTGATGGACTGGTCAAACCGGGGCATTAACCTCTGGACGCTGGAGCAAGGCACCCATGTACTGAGTTATAACGTCGGTACGTACGACTTGCCGGTGGATACGGTTGACCTGCTTGACCACGTGATCCGAACTGGCTCTGGCACGAACCAGCAGGACATCAACATTAGCCGTATTTCGTCCAGCACCTACGTCTCCATCCCGAACAAAAACGCGACGGGTCGCCCGATTCAGATTTGGATCAACCGACGTACTGGCGCGACGGGTGCCGACGATGTGGTGGTTTACCCGCAATTTACGGTTTGGCCGAAGCCTGACAATTCGACCACGTGGACGTTGTACTACACGCGGTTGCGGCGGATGTTTGACCCCGGTACAGGCGTGAATGGGCAAGATATCCCGTTCCGTTTATCTTGCGGCAGGTGAAGACCGCGAAAAGGCGGCGGTGCGATTCGTCCCACGTGAGAGTTTCTTGGGTGGCTACTAATGCCAAACAGGTTTGCCAGTGGCAAAAACGCGATTGCGATGTGCGACCGCTGTGGCTTTCAATACAAGCTTCGGCAGTTGAAGTCTCTCGTAATCAAAACCAAGAACGTCAACATCTTGGTATGTCCGGAGTGTTGGGAGCCGGATCAGCCGCAGTTATCGCTTGGTTTGTATCCCGTGGACGATCCGCAGGCTTTGCGGAATCCGAGACCGGATACGAGTTACTTTGCTGTAGGTAATGACGGCGCTAACGGCAGTCGTCAGATACAATGGGGTTGGAACCCGGTCGGTGGGTCAAGAGCCTTCGATGCGGAACTAACTCCGAACACGCTGGCTCCGGTTGGCGAGATAGGAACTGTGACGGTCGTTACGACCTAGGAGATTGAGATGAAGCATGAAGATGTGAAGATGGACAAAGCCAACATAGCGAAGGCAGTCCATAAGCATGAGCGGTCTAAGCACCCCGGTCAGTCCCTGACTAAGCTCCGTGCTGGTGGCAAGACCAACAGCGAGATGAAGAAGTATGGTCGGAACATGGCGAAGGTGATGAACCAGCGCAGCCCGATGCGTAAGTCTTCTGGCCCGAGGTAAGTGCCATGAAAGAACTAAACCCCGGCAAGATCAAGCCGAACACTGACTCGACTGGTGAGAATGGCTATCCTGAAAAGGATGTCAACAAAGGCGTCACCCACATGGATATGAAGGGTGCTGGCGCTGCCACCAAGGGTAAGAAGTTCGTCTCGCAGATCAATTTGCAGAACAACGGTAAGGTCCGCGCAGGCTGGAGCTAATGAACTACTCAGAACTTTCACAACTGATTCAGGACTACTGTCAGTCCACGGAGACTTCCTTCGTGGCGAATATTCCTACTTTTGTGGAGGTTGCTGAGCAGCGCATTTACAACACGGTCCAGCTTCCGGCACTTCGTAAAAACGTCACCGGTTCGATGAGCAACGGCAACCAATACATGACGCTGCCGTCAGATTGGCTCTCGACGTTTTCGTTAGCGGTGATTGATGGTACGACGGGCGAATACGAGTACATGCTCAATAAGGATGTGAACTTCATCCGAGCCTCGTACCCGTTCCCGGCGACTTCAGGTAAGCCTAAGTACTACGCTATCTTCGACGCTACGACGATGTTGCTGGGGCCGACCCCAAACGCAAACTATACTGCGGAACTGCACTACTATTATTACCCGGTATCCATCGTGACGGCGGGGACTTCTTGGCTCGGTAATAACTTTGATTCTGTTTTGCTCTACGGGTCGTTGCGCGAGGCGTACACCTACTTGAAGGGTGAGCAGGACATGATGACCTACTACGAGCAGAAGTATCAGGAAGCACTCGGTCAGTTGAAGCGCCTCGGTGACGGCTTGGATCGTCAGGATGCGTACCGTTCTGGACAAGTTAGGATTCCGGTGACTTGATGTTTAACGCAGGAACAGAAATCGGTAATGTGTTTGTCCAAACGACAAACAACCGTGAGCATACGGTAGAAGAGATTGCGGAGCGTGCGGTTAATCGTGCGATTCGCGTGGACACACAAGAAGGATTGAAGCAGGTATTGATAAAATACTTGGAAGAAGCGCAAAGGTCTGAAAGGGCGAATGTGCGCCGTACGTTAATTGAACAAGGTTTTGACGACGCGGCAGCGCGTTTAGGAGACTGAAATGGCGATTACTCAGGCAATGGCTACGTCGTTTAAGGTTGAGATCCTTGACGGCATTCATAACTTTGG